CCATAGATATAGAGAATGCTATAGTTGACAGATTGGGAAAATCTGATATAAAATGGGAGTATCTTGGAGAAATGATGGATCCCAAGGTAAATAGAATAACCTACGAGGAGGTTATTAATGGAGGCGATAATGCAACAACTGGAGACCCTTTACACACAGAAGAAGGGACTAGATCTTCAATGGGAGCAGGAGCATCTTAAAGAGGGTAAATATACTCTCGATATGGTTAAGATTGACAGAAAAGTTAGAGATGTCATTAGCCAAATCAAACTGGTAGAGGCAAAAAAAGCCGATGCGCAGAATAAAATAGAAGCTTCGCAACCACAAGTTTCAGTAGCTACTTAATAAAAAGCTACATCGTTGAATAAATCTCATTCACATTACAGGCTCTCTTGCGCTCTAATCAAAACTAGTATATAAAATATTCACTATACAATTAATTAGAATACAGACGCGTATAGTCGACGGCCTAGAGACTGTATTCGGAAAACTAGGAGGATATAATTATGGCAAAAACTACATTTCAAGGACCAGTAAAGTCTTTAAACGGTTTTCAAGGTGTTGGAACTGGAAACTCTGTATCAATCGGAGCAGGCGCAACTTCTTTAACTGTTGATAGTCACGCTGGTAGAATGTTGTACCACAATGTTGCTGGTGCAGCTACTTTGACTTTACCTGCGATTAATTCAACAGCTGATTCAGGTGTTGCGGGTCCAGGTAACGATCCAAACTCAGCAAATAATTTAGGTGCTTCTTTTGAGATCTACATTGGAACAACTAAAACAGGCAGCTTTATATTAAAAGTTGCTAACGCTAGTGACACGATGACTGGTAATGCAATCATTGTTGATACGGATACAAACGATAATGCTGAAGGTTTTATGACTGCAGCTGCTTCAGATACTATTACTTTAAATGGTACTACTACTGGAGGATTAGCTGGATCAATCATAACTTGCAAAGCTATTGGTGCAAACAGATGGGGTGTTCAAGTCCACACTGGAGGAACTAGTAACTTAGCTACACCTTTTAGCGCTACAGTAAGTTAATAATTAATTTAGTATGGGGCTTCGGCCCCATGCTTAAATTTTAAGGAGAATAATATGAGTTCAGATCAAAAGTTTACAAATATAGCTAGCACAGGACAGGTAAAAACTATTTCTGGTGGAACAACTAATATAGGTCCATGTAGAGTTACTTACATACAAGCTGCGGGAGCAGCCTCATCTGTCGTTGTGTTAAGAGATATTTCATCTGGTAGTACAGGGGCTAAAGTTTTTGAAGCTGATTTTGGAACAGAGGGCTTAGATATTTTTGTTCCAGGGAATGGCATAAGATTTGAAAATGGTGTTCATGCGACTATGACTAACACAGGATCTCTTACTATTGGTTATACTGGCTAGGAGGTTAAATGGCTAACACTACCTCTGGTACAACTACATTTGATAAAACTTTTTCTATTGATGAGATAATAGAAGAGGCTTTTGAAAGATTAGGTATTCAAAACGTATCAGGTTATCAATTAAAAACATCTAGAAGATCTCTTAATATAATGTTTCAAGAGTGGGGCAATAGAGGTATCCACTATTGGGAGATAGGAGACACAAATTTAGATTTGATTGAGGGTCAATCAGATTATGATTTTTTTAGATCCACAGCTGATGGGACTAGTGCAACCACAACCGCACCTGCAAGCGTATTTGGTATATCAGATGTTTTAGAAGCACAATTAAGATCTAACAGAACTCAGACAACACAATCCGACAGTCCAATGACAAAGGTTGATAGATCAACTTATGCAGGATTTTCAAACAAATTATCAAAGGGCACACCTAATCAATATTGGGTAGAGAGATTTATAGATAAGGTTAGAATACATATCTATCCAACACCAGATTCAAGTAATGCATCTAAAGATATGCATTTCTTTTTTATAAAAAGAATTCAAGATATAGGGGCATATACTAATGCAACAGATGTTCCATTCAGGTTTGTGCCTTGCATGGTCTCAGGTTTGGCATATTATCTATCGATGAAATATGCACCACAATTAATGCAAGGAATGAAATTAGTTTATGAGGATGAATTTCAAAGAGCATTACAGGAGGACGGATCAGCTTCAAGCACACACATTACGCCTAAAGCTTATTATCCGGGAACATAATGGCAAAGTACGCAACAGGTAAATACGCAAGAGCAATATCAGATAGATCCGGTATGGAGTTTCCATATAAAGAGATGGTCAGAGAATGGAATGGATCATTTGTTCATGTTTCAGAGTTTGAACCAAAGCAGCCACAATTAGAACCAAAACCCATGAACGGTGATTCAATATCTTTGAGACACGTGAGACCAGATAGGATAGAGACTGCTGTTCCAAAAATATTACCTTTAAATCCATTTACAACAACAAGTGGATCTGCAACTATATCTGTGAATGAACCAGATCATGGTAGATCAACTAGTGATACCGTCAGATTTAGAGATGCAAGTGTGGTTGGGGGTGTTGCTGCAGCCACTATAAATCTAGCTACAGGCTACACAATCACAAAAGTAGATGATGATAATTATACCTTTGCAACAGCTACGACATCTAGTATAAGTGAGACAGGAGGAGGTGGTTCTGCATCAGCAGGACCTGTGACGGTAACGGCATGATTAAATGGATTAAAAATTTATTTTGTAAAATAATTGGTATTAAACAATGTCAGTGTCCTGAGGATATGGATGAGCACGCAGAATTATATTTAAAACCTCAAGAATCAGACACACCTGTATATGAAAACGAAGAGGCAGTAAAAGCAGAACATTGTTCTGGTCACAAAAGATTTAGAAAATCTTGTCCTCTCTGTCAGGAGTTAGTATCGTAATGACTTATACTTTAGCTAATCTACAGGAGGATATAAGAAATTACACAGAGGTTGATAGCACTGTTTTTTCTGATTCTGTCCTTGATCCTATAATAAAAAATGCAGAAAACAGGATATATAGAGAGTCCGATTCGGATGATAATAGATTCTATGCAACCTCAACATTGGTTACAGGAAATAGATATGTTACAATACCATCGGATCTTAGAAGTATAAGATATGTTCAATTGAAAGATACAAATGTTACGCCAAACGTACAGACTTTTCTAGAGAAAAAAGAGGCTAGTTATATGGCAACTTTTTATGATACGCCCGATACGGCATCTGGGATTCCTAAATATTATGCTAATTGGGACGCTAATTTCTGGGTGGTGGCGCCTACACCAAATGCTAATTATGAGATAACATTAGCCTATGTGAAACAACCTTTTAGTATCACAGATACGACACAACCAACCGGAGCTGCAGCAGCAACAAACGGGACTTATGTGTCTAATAAATATCAGGATCTGCTTTTATATGCATGTCTTGTGGAGGCATATGGGTACTTGAAAGGTCCAGCAGATATGTTACAATACTACGAAGCTTCGTATAGAAGAGCTCTTCAATCGTACTCGATCGAACAAATGGGTCGAAGACGCCGAGACGAATATCAAGATGGTGTTATTCGTACTCCTTTACAATCACCATCACCATAATTAAGGAGATAATAAATGGCAAACGTAATACCTAATGCATTTAAAGCTGAATTACTTTCAGGCACGCATAATTTTGCGAGTGGTGGAAATAGTTTTAAATTAGCTCTGTACACGTCTAATCCATATACGACATCAAGCACTGCATATGACACTACTAACGAGGTAAGCTCAGGTGGTGGTAGTGGTTATACAACAACTGGTCTAGTTTTACAAAACCAATCGGTTACTGCAGGTGCAACATCTTTTGTTGATTTTGATGATTTAACATTTTCTAGTGCAACATTCTCAGCTGCTTTTGGTGCGATATACAATGATACCAACAGTGATAAATTATGTGTTGTTTTAGATTTCGGTGGAACAAAGACAGCTACAAACGGAGATTTTAAAATTGTATTTCCAGCTACTGGAACACCAGCTAATGCTATTATAAGTTTAGCATCGTAATAGGAGAAAAAATAAATGGCGTTTAAATTAAACGACAGAGTAAAAGAATCCAGTTCAACCACTGGAACAGGTACATTTACATTAGGAGGAGCAGTAACAGGTTTTGAGACTTTTGCTTCTGGCATTGGTGGAAGCAATACTACCTATTACTGTATCTTTGAGACAGGAACAGCAAACTTCGAGGTTGGTTTTGGAACTTTAAACTCAGGAGCGAGCACACTCGCTAGAACTTATGTTATCTCCAGTTCTAACAGTGATGCAAAAGTAAACTTTGCAGGTGCAACAGAAGTATTCTGTACGGTGCCTGGTGCAAAGATAGGTTTACCATTTCCAGAGGAAAATGCCTCCTCATCAGCGCCAAAGGTAATCACGGTCACAGTTGATAGTAAGTCTGGTAATCACCCATATCAGGGTGTGGGTTCTGGTAATGCATATTTCCTAGATGGATTAGAGGCACCTGCTTTGAGATTAACTGGTGTGGACGCATCAAACTCGGCTTACGCACAATATTATAGATTTGATCAATCAGACTCATCAAACAGTGGACACCCTTTAAGATTCTATTTAGATTCTGCTAAGACTACAGAGTATACGACAGGCGTAACAAATACAGGAAGCTCACCAGCACCTGGATCATCTGGTGCATACACACAGATCGCTGTCGATGAGACAACACCAAATATTCTGTATTATCAATGTTCATCTCATGGATACATGGGTAATCACGTCACGAATATAGGTAATAAGATTAATTCTAATCTAGTCACGATAGGTGATGTGACTGTTGGATCTAAATTAAAGATGCCGACAAATACGGCGAATAAAATCTTAGTAGCTGATGGCACGTCATTTGAGGAAGTAGACATATCTGGAGATGCAACGATAGCATCTGGCGGGGCACTGACACTAGCAAATTCTGGTGTATCAGCAGCCAGTTATACAAATTCATCAATCACGGTAGACGCTAAAGGTAGGGTCACCGCTGCTTCCAGTGGATCTGCGGGAGTATCAGCAGGATTTGCGGTTGCAATGGCAATCGCCTTATAGTAAAGGAGTAATATGGCACAAGATTTTGAAAGATATGGTTTAAACGCGGTAGGGACATCAGCAACAGCAGTACATACAAGTAATTCTGACGATGCGATTATCTCTGTTCGTTTAGCTAATATTACAACATCAACAATAAATGCAGATGTGTTTATTACATCTTCTGTAACAGGTGGTTCTCAGGACCACTACTTAATTAAAAATGCACCGATAGTTCCAGGCGGATCTTTGGAACTTATTGATGGAGGTTCAAAAATAGTAATTGAGTCTGGAGATATAGTGAAAGCACAATCGGATACTGCAAGTTCACTAAGTGTTTGGATGTCTGTTGTCGATGCAATTAGTACGTAAGGAGATTCATGGCATATTTAGGAAATATTCCAGCAAGAAGTTTTATAAGTTTCGAGAGACAGGTATTTACAATCGTAAACTCTCAGACCGCGTACACGTTATCACATAGTGTTACCAACGAGAACGATATCAGGCTAGTAATTAATAACGTAGTTCAGGAGCCAGGATCTGGTAAAGCATATACTGCATCGGGCACCACCCTCACACTATCAGCGGCATTAACAAATGGTACTGATGAGATGTACTGTGTATTTTTAGGTAGATCTGTAGGAACAGTAAATCCTCCTGCAGGATCTGTTGATACAGCACAATTAGCTGCGGATGCGGTTACAGAAGCAAAGATAGCAGATGATGCTGTTGAAAGTGAACATTTAAACAATAACGTTATTTCTGGTCAAACAGAACTCGCTGTTGCTCCTGCCTCTACAGATGAACTTTTAATTAGTGATGGAGGAGTTTTAAAAAGAATTGATGTGTCTTTAGTTGGTGGAGATAATACTCCATATTTTCAAGGAAGATTAAATGCTAATCAATCTGTATCAAATGGTAGTGAAACAATTATGCAGCTTACAGCTGCAATAGATACTGCATCTGGATGGGATAGTTCAACTTACAAATGGACAGTTCCAAGTGGTCAGGATGGTAATTATTTTGTTTCTATTGTAATGGATGGTCAATCAAGCACTTCTAATAATACATCTTGGGCAAGTCTTACAATTCGTAAAAATAGTGATGTTGGACTTGTAGCTTCAGATAATAAAAGTCAAACTGGAAATGCTGGTGGCAGACATATTATGACAAATAGCTGTAGTGGTGTTGTTGCTTTAGCTGCTGGAGATCAAGTTTATTTTACAGGCACTGTTTATATTAATAGTGGTACAGCACAGTTTAATGGTTCATCAAGTGTAATAGTAACAGGTGGAACAATTTTTAAATTAATAGGTAGTTAGGATAAATTATGGCAATAGATAAAATAGAATCAGCAGGACTAGAGACAAGCACAAACCAACCAAATTTTAGAAATATAATTATTAATGGTGATATGAGCATTGCTCAAAGAGCGACTTCAGCAACATCATTAACTGGAAGTTCTTATGCAACAGTAGATAGATTTAAACAAGAAATAAGCAGTCAAGGAACTTGGACACAATCTCAATCAACGACAGTGCCTACTGGTCAAGGTTTTGCAACTTCTTTAAAAATGGATTGCACAACTGCTGATGCCTCTCCAGCTGCTAGTGATTATATTTTTATTACACAAAAAATAGAAGGTCAAAATTTACAGTATTTAAAAAAAGGAACATCTTCTGCTGAACAACTAACTCTTTCATTTTGGGTAAGATCAAATAAAACTGGAACGTATATTACAAGACTTAGAGATGCAGACAACACAAGATCAACTTCAAAATCTTATACTATTTCATCTGCTGATACTTGGGAAAAGAAAACAATAACTTTTGATGCAGATACCACTGGAACTTTAAATAATGACAATGGAACAAGTTTGCAACTTTATTTTTATCTAGGTGCTGGAACAGATTATACATCTGGAAGTTTAGCTACAACTTGGGAATCTAATACAAATGCTAACAATGCAGTAGGTCAAGTTAACCTTGCGGATAGCACAGATAACGAATGGTATGTTACTGGAGTACAATTAGAAGCTGGAACAATTGCATCTGATTTTGAGTTCTTGCCTGTTGATGCAAATTTATTAAGATGTCAGAGATATTTTCAAAAAATTGAAAAAGAAAGTTCTAATACTGTATTGACTGTCTTACAAGCTTATGGTTCAGAGACTGCCATTGGTTGTTTGCCTGCTATAACTAAATTTAGAGCTTTACCAAGTCTTTCTACTACAGGAACTTTTAATTGTTGGACAGCTCCAGCTAGTGATAATGCTATAGGTTCTATAGCTTTATATTCAGCTTCAACAACTCAAAATGGGTTTATATTTACAAGATCAAGTCAAGGATCACTATCAGCAGGAAATGCTACTGGACTACATACACAATCAGCTGCAAGTGTTTTATTTGATGCGGAGTTATAATTATGATTATTAAAAAAGTAGAAACACAACCAACAATAGGACCATTAACAACTGATGTTTTAAAAGTTACATTAGAAAATGATAATATCATTTATGTACCAAATGACGAAGCAAACAAAGACTATCAAGCAATTCAACAGTGGATTTCTGAGGGAAACACTGTTATAGATAACGAAGAATAAGGAGGAAAACCATGGCACAACTATCAACTAAAGTTCAACAATATTGCGCCGACAACGGTGTAGCAACTGTTGACTTTTCAAAAGACGTTCTACTTCAGGATGACTCGAACGGTCAAGGCCCTTACATTAAGGAATGGAATATTTCCAGTGTAACAAAACCTACTGACGAGCAACTGAACGCTTTAGACTCTGCTGCTGATTTGTCTGAAAGACAAAACACTGCAAGAGCTGCAAGAAGAGCGGCCTATGGTGATTTGGGTGACCAGCTCGACATGCAGTACCACGATTCTGTGGACGGCACTTCTACATGGAAAGATCATGTGGCAAAAGTCAAGACTGACAATCCGATCCCAACAGAGTAAAGGATAAAAACATATGGCTTACGTTGGCAAAGCTCCCCAGACGGGTGCGTATCAGATATTGGACGACATATCAGGATCGTTCACCGGATCAACTGCAGGACCGTTTAACCTAACGGTCGGTGGCACTGCTGTGCTTCCAGGAAACGAGGCCAGTTGTATCATCTCCATCTCAGGGGTCGTACAAGAACCCGTAAGCGCATTTACGATATCCGGCAGCCAGATAACCTTCACAGGAAATCCCGCTAGCTCTGATACTTTTTTTGGTGTCGTTCTCGGTAATACTTTTGACATCGGCACACCAACCGATTCAACAGTGACAGCCGGAAGTCTAGCCTCTACATTTTTTGTAAAGAACGCTCAGACATTGTCATCATTGTCAATGGCGGGCTCAACAAACGGAGCATTGGTCGGACCAGTAACTATTAGCGGTACGATCACGATTCCATCAGGGAGTACATTTGTAATTTTATAATGAGTAAGTTAGAAACAAATCAGGTCGATCCAGCTACAGGCACTACGCTAACGCTAGGTACATCAGGAGATACAATAAGTATTCCTTCAGGCGTTACAATCGCTAACTCTGGAACAGCAACCGGATTTGGCGGAACTAACACACCATCTTTTGCAGCTAAAACAGTTTCTGCAAGTTGGAGTAATAATAGTGATGTTAAAATAATTTTTACAGCAGAAGATTATGATACTGCAAGTGCTTATGATACTTCAACAGGCAGATTTACAGTACCCTCTGGTCAAGCTGGTAAATATTATTTGAAAGCATCTTTGTATCTTACAGCTAATGGAAATAGTGAATTGAAACAATCTTCTATTAGGTTGTATAAAAATGGAACTAAGATTAAAGAAAAAGGAAACAATCATGACAATAATCCACAACATAGATTTACTTTAGATGTATCTGCTGTTTTAGATTTATCAGTTTCAGATTATATAGAAGTTTATGGAAGAATAGAAGATGCGTCAGGGACTCCAGGAATATTAACTGGGGCTGAATATAATTATTTTGAAGGATTTAAATTAGTGGAGTAAAAATTATGGCAAACGGAACATTAAAAGTATCGAATATAGAGACAAGCTCTGGATCAGGGACCATTACTATTGGTCAATCTGGGGAGACTATATCTATTCCTAGTGGTGTAACACAGACAGGTGTTGGTGGAACTAACACTCCAAATTTTTTAGTTGAGGATAGTGGAGCTCAATCAATAGCAAATACTACGATAACAAAATTATCTTTTGGCACTGAGACTTTTGACAGTGATGGTGCATTTGCATCTGACAAATTTACAGTTCCTAGTGGAAAAGCTGGTAAGTATTTTTTTTATGCAAGTTGGCAATCAGCATCATCAACTAATTTTAATGAACAGAGAATTTATATCTATAAAAATGGAACAGCCATTGATCCTAACATCCAAGGTTATCATGATCATTATGGCTCAATACAAATATCAAAATTAGTTGATTTAGCAGTATCAGATTATATTGAAGTTTATGCTTATCATAATGCTGGTGGTTCAATAAATACTTTAGGAACAAGTATATTTTCAGGATATAAAATTATAGAATAGGATAAATTATGACAAGTATATTAAAAGTAGACACGATACAGGACACAGACGGTAATAACATTATCAACGAGAGTGGTAACACGATCACTATCGGTGCATCTGGTGACACGACAAATATCATAGGGACATTACAGAATGACGGCGCAGCTGTTGGTGGCACTAACACTCCAGCTTTTGAAGCTTATTTAGGTTCATCTCAAACTGGAGTTGCAAATAATAGTTCTGTTAAAGTTCAATTTAATACAGAAGCTTTTGATACTGCTGGTGCTTATGACAATTCAAGTAACTATAGATTTACAGTTCCATCTGGACAAGCTGGTAAATATTTTTTTTATGCTGGTGTTCAAGTAGTGGCAGGAAATGGTAGTTCAGATTTATTAGAGGCATCTTGTCAAATTTATAAAAATGGTAGTGTTTTTAGATATAATCAAACTAAATTTAATCAAAATCCAATTATGTATCATCAAATTACCAATCAAGCTTCAATGGATTTATCAGTTGGAGACTATATTGAAATATATTCTCATGCAGAGTCAGTTGTTTCTTCAGGTTCAAATTCTTTTGGTGGTGCATATAAACAAACATATTTCGGTGGATATAAAATTATAGAATAGGAGTATAAATTATGGCATTAACTAGATTAGGTGGAGCAAACGCAATAACAGGAACAATACCTCAAGGTAATATTGCTAACGCATCTTTAGGAGCAGTAACAACTCTACCAGCAGGTGTTGGTGGAAGCATGGTCTTGTTAGATACAACTGATATCACTTCAGCAGTTGCAAGTGTTACAGTTAATCCGCCTTTTAGCACAACATATAGTAATTATGTTATTTATGGTGTTGGTTTAAGAGTAGATACAGATAATAAAGGTTTTCAATTTCAATTAGTTGATTCAGGAGGAACTGCATCAACATCTTCTTATTACTACGCATTAACAGAAAATGATGGTGCAACAACAATTGGTCAAGGAAACAATCAAAATGTTTCAGAATTTGTATTAATAAATAATACAGCTAATAGTTCTAGAGCAGAAAATTTAACAATACAACTTACAAATCCTGCAATTGGAGATTATACCAGTATTGTTTGGACTGGTGGTGGAAGAAGAAGTGGTGGAAATGGTCATTCTGGAAATGGTGCTGGTTATCATAATGTTGCATCAGCTTATACTCAATTTAAAATATTACCTAGTTCTGGTAATCTAAATCAAGGAAAAATTTTAACTTATGGAACAACAGAATAATGATTAATAAATTAGTAGATAAAAAATTAGTACCATTATCAACTGAAGAATTAGAAGAATATAATCAAAGGTTAGCTAATGCTCCTAGTGAATTTGATATGGCTATGGAAGATTTAAGAGCTAAAAGAAATAACTTACTTAAAGAAACAGATCATTATGCTTTATCAGATGTGACTATGTCAGAAGATATGACTACATATCGTCAAAATTTAAGAGATTTAACAAATGGATTAACAACAGTTGAACAAGTAGAAGCTGTTACATGGCCAACTAAACCAGGAGCATAATAGATGCTCGGTCATAGTTCTATATCAGCTGTCCCAATAGCGACATCCATATTCGACCCGAACGTAAATGTAACCGTATCAGGTAACGCGTTAACGGTATCTGTTGGAGCTGCATCAGCCCTTGCGGGTTCTGTATTTGAGGTAACTGGTAATGCGCTCACGATCAGTGCTGGAACCGTAACCATCGAGGCCGATGCTAACGTAACTCCTGGTGGTATACCTTTCACATTGGGTGCTGGAACAGTAACAGTCGAGGCCTCTGCGGTAACCTCTGTAACCGGAAACGCATTGACGATGGCCACAGGGTCTGTTAGTATAATCGCTGACGCAAATATAACGCCTGATGCATCACCTCTGACATTGACAGTTAATGATGCTTCGGCAATAACATGGAGTGAAATTGATCCAGGGGCAACTCAGACTTGGGTCGAGATAAAACCTTATTAATATGGCATCTACTTTTTCAACAAACTCAAAACTGGAACTCATCACCACAGGTGAAAAATCTGGTCTATGGGGCACTATAACTAATACAAATCTACAGATATTAGAACAATTATCCACAGGATATCTAAGCTCTGCAGCTCTAGCATCTGGTGATCTGGCACTGGCATTGGACCAGGGAGCGACATCAAACGGTAAGAACCTATACATAAGATTGACAGGATCTCTGGGTGGTAATAGAAATATCACGATACCTGATGGGTCCGAGAGAATAATT